TTCAACATAGATTTTTTCTTGCCTTTATGTTTAGCGCCTTTCATAACGCTACCATCTGGCATGACATGGGTTTTCTTTGGCCGACCAGCTTTACTACCGTATGTACCTTTACCTTGTGGCATTTTGTTCTCCTACCATTTTGATTTATTAGCCCAGTATGCCGCAGACATCTTACCTTTGGCAATGTTCTTAGCATGACGAGCCTTGAATGATTTACGTCTAGCCTTCTGCTTTTCAGTAGTAGGATTAGACCCTGCACCTGATACGCCTTGTTGACCATACCGGATAGTTTTAACTTGATCGCCAGACTTGGCAACAACAACGTGAGATTTTGTTGGGTGGCTAGGTGTGCGTTTTGGTTTATTGTAACCAGAGACACCAATTCGTTTTAATAAGCTCTTATCTTTCATAGCTGTATTATAACAAAAAAAGCCCCCGAAAGGGCAAAACAACAGAGAGTAATATAGAATAACAACTTTAACTTTTAGTTCGGTAAGGGACTGGAATCCCAAACCAAGTTATGAAAAACCCCTTACGGTCAACACCCAGCTATTATACATCAAAGTTAGGGTGAAGCAACTTTAATTCTTCTTCCGTTGGTGGCTCTAACCAAATTTCTTCCTCTGCCTCTACCTCTAGCCAGATTAAATCTAATTCTTCTTTAGCATAAGCAGGGAGTGCGTGTCCGTAGATAACTGACTCAACAATAGAATCCATCTTGGCAGGGATTTCACTCATTCCAAATTTAATTGCTCTTGCTCTTAGCTCTTGTAAATATCCAGTCATTGTAGTCTCTCCTCATGGTATTTAATTAAGTCATTGAACTCTTTTAACATTTCTCTGTAGTCAGCAGTGTATAACTTTTTGATCTTGCGCTTGTCTCTATGCATTTCTCTAACAAAGTCTTCACCGTACATGTCAATCATCCACAACGTGTACTGACCTTCTGCACTGCCATGTTTCATACCAAAACCGTTACATCCTTTACACTGGGGGTGAACATTCTCCATCTCAAGCGACCAGTACGACGAGTTACCTTTGGCTATGTAGTGACCGCCATCGCATTCTTTCCAATGCATTCTCTTATCACAAGATACACACTCAACCATGCCATACTCGTCTGCGGCTGATATTCGTGCCAACTTTTGTATTGCAGTTAAACATTTAGAACGCAGTGTTACGGCCATAAATACTCTCCATTTGCTGTACCCTGTAGGGTATATCATATTTTACCTTAAACGCTCTGAAATAGCCCTTATAATTCCTTTAAACAGCATCCTAGACCCCCTTTTCCATAGCTTGCTTGGCAAACAATACACCAATGCCATGAGTCTCACCTAAATGTCTTGTTAAAGTTTCTGCTACAGGTGCTACTTCCCAAGTATCTAACTCGCTACTGCTTTCAGGTTTGTTAGGATACATTGCTTTTTGTACTGCCATCCACAATTTATCCATGACACTGCGAGAAGTCCAAGGAGTTTCTATTGGATTCTTTAACAGTGGGCTAGTAGTTTGCATTTCAAACCCTGCATTGTTGCACTTTTCTGCTATGTCTTTACAGAAAGCCCAGATAGCATCATTCTGTTTTATGGTTCTTGGCTTGCCTAGCTTGTAATTGAACGTGACGTACTTCTTTTTTTCGTATAGTTCAGTTGCAAACTTAACATAGCTTTCCAAGCGCAAGTCACTGTTTACTGTATAACCTTCAGGCATTTAAAATACTCCTCTTTAGCCAATTAGCGCTGATTACTTCTGCGTAAGAGTCAAATTGAGTTACGCGGTGTCCGTCTGTTTTTACTAATTGGTTAATAGCTTTGCTTCTTATTTGTTTTGCACCAAAAACAAGATCAGTTCCAATACGTTTGTTTAAATTATTGATTTTAATTCCAGACAATGCTGATATTTCTTTGTACGTGTATTTTTTATAAGTCTTAAACCCATTTGTTTCTTCGCCCATATAAGTCATTAACTTTTCCGGCACTGATTTTTTGTGGTATTTTTGTGGTTGCAATAAAATCAAGTCATTATCGACCATTATTGTCTTGCCTTTGAGTTTGTTGGCAACCGTTGTTCGTGATATGCCAAACGCTTTTGCTATGTCGTTTCTATTATAAATATGACCAGAAACTAACTTAGGGTTTGTGCCTCTGTACTCAATTAATATTGTTCTTCTATCGCTTGTCATATTACTCTCCATACCATGTTGTGTCAGTTAGTTTTTCTTGAATAGACTTACCATTTTTTATCGAGTCGCTTTTGGTTACTCTGCGCTCATTATTTTTGACTATCCTGTTTGCTTTCCATGTTCCTACAGCGGCGTGCCACTTCTTCATTTTGTTCTTGCCTACCATCCAATCCTTTGATTCGTAAAAATTCCAGAATCCTAAAGGGTCAATTCCTGCCTGAGTCTGGTTACAGTAATCAATGACTTCTTGCAGAGTAGGAGGAACAAACCTTTTTACTGGTTTCTTTTTTTCTTCATATACAACTGGGGAACTTGTTTCCCCCATATTAATTGTATTATTAACTGTATTATTAACTGTAGTATTATCTTTAAACATTTCTTTAATAGGGTCTTTAACTTTTCTTTGTGAGGGTATTAAAGATTTCTTTATGGGGGTACCCAAGATTTCTTTAATAGGGGTGGCTAGTCTTATGTAGCGATTAGTTATCTGTTTAGTGCCTTCTTTGTACTGCACTTCGCACTCTATATACCCACAATCACGCAAGCTACCGACCCATTTACTCACTGACACCTTGCTTACTGAGTACAATTCTGCGAAGTAACCATTCATTGCCCAACAAAACCCTTTCTCATTGCATAAAGCAGTAATCTCACCATACAAAAGTTTGGCATTAGGCGTTAAACGTACGTCATAACGTACATCAGCAGGAATAATTGCGTAGTATCCTTTATTCATTACTCACCAACCGCAATAAATTCGCTTACTTTAACTTCACACGCGGTAGCAAGTTTATTTAATGTGGCTAAAGATGGTGATCTAAGCTGATTTCTTATTAAACTTAAAGTTGAAATGTCCATCCCTGCTTTAATAGCAAGCTGATTCTGGTTTAGTCGCAGTTCATACATGAAATGTTCAATTGATTTTTTAATGTCCATAGTGATTTCCTTTTAAGTGAGAGTGAACTTTAATTTAATTTAGATAAATAGTCAACAAGCATTTGACAGCACATTAATAATAGTTATAGAATAGACTCACAACAACAGAGGATAATAAAATGAAAGATCACCCAATACAGTGTCCAGAGGACGCGGAAATTTTTAGTAACTTTATGAGTAGGCTGACTAATCGCGACCCTGACGATACAGAATTTTATCAGCAACCATCTATCTCTTATACCCAAGAGTTTACGATGGAAGATAAGTTAGCTTACGATAAGAAAGAACAGCAAGTGCAAGCAATTCTAAACCGTTGGCAAGAAATGTGGGGTAGAAAATGAGAAGCGATATTGAGTTTTTAAATGACATTGACCGCGGCAACTATGACTGCCAACGTGGGGAAACTGTTAAAGAGGACGAGTCAGACGCATACTACATAGGCTATGGCGCACGATATGTGTTAGAGCAGAACCAATCAAAGGAGATATTAATATGAAATCAAGTGAATCAATTAAAAATCTAGCTTCTGCTTTATGTAAAGCGCAGGAAGAGATGGGCGGTGCGGTTAAAGAGAGTAAAAACCCATTCTTTAAGTCTGATTATGCTGATTTAACGTCTGTAATTAAGGCAATTAAAGAGCCTTTTGCAAACAATGGGCTTTCTTACACGCAATTCCCAACTAATGACGAGGGTAGGATAGGCGTAGTAACTATGCTAATGCATGAATCTGGTGAATATTTAGAGCATTCTTATACGCTACCCACTACTAAAGCTGATCCACAATCGGCAGGAAGCGCAATAACGTACGCAAGACGGTATGCTTTGCAGTCTATTGCAGGAATTCCAACGGCAGATGATGATGCTGAGTCGGCAATGATACGCAATAATCAGAGCAAAACCGCTGTAGTGTCAGAAGATCAGGCTGAAGAGATTAAAGAGAGGCTAGCAGAGACTAATGTAGATGTTAAAGTCTTTCTAAAGCACTTCAAAACTAGCTCAGTCGATGAAATGTTAGCTATACACTACTCTAAGGCAGTCAGTGCGCTCAAAGCAAAGGCTAACAAATGAAACGTCATATAGTAATTATGTGTCCAGATTGCGGAGATTGTCTTTCTGGACAACAAAATTCATCTGACGATTCTAACTATGAGTGCGTTCTGGATGGGTCATGCGTTAATTGTCATACGTATGTAATTGCTTTTATCCCTACAAAGGAATACGTTGATATTTGTTATCGTGAGCAAAAAATTGAAATGGAGAGACTCAAATTATTATCTTAAACCATGAGCAGGGCAGTGAAGAGTGGTTTGCAAGTCGGTTGGGCCGTCCCAGTGCCTCCATGTTCTCTAAGCTCATAACATCGGCAGGAAAGCCCAGTGCTAGTGCTGATAAATACATAAACGAGCTAATAGCTGAAAGATTAAATGGTGTGCGCGTCCCTGTTTACGTCAATGAGCATATGGAAAGGGGAACAAGGCTGGAGCCAGAAGCTAGAGAGCATTACGAGTTTATAACTGAGCAAAAAGTAACCGAACATGGGTTTATACTGGATGATTCTGAAGAGTTTGGGTGTTCACCTGACGGTTTAGTGGGTGAAGAGGGCGGATTAGAGTTAAAATGTCCAGCTGATTCGACAATTATAGGTTACCATCGCAACAATAAGTCCTTTGTCACCGCCTACAAACAACAAATCATGGGCTGTATGATGATTACTGGTGCTGAGTGGTGGGATTTAATGGCATACTCTGAGACTATACCTCACCTACTTATCAGGGTTGAGCGCGATGAAGAGTATATTGAAAAACTAGCGGCTGAAATAGACAAAGCTGTTACAATTATTATCAACGAAACGGAGAAATTAGCATGAGTATAAGTGTAACTGGTAAACTAAATAAAGCGGCAAACCAATTTCAAGCAGGAGATAGTAAAGGTTTTGGAGTTCGGTTAGGCGTTCAATTTTACAATCGAGAAACTAAGCAAAAAGAATGGACTAATTATGAAGCTGTAATTTTTGCCAAAGCTGGAGCGCAATCAGATTTTTATCAATCTTCACTGGTCGAAGGCTCAGTAATCGAGGTTAGCGGGTCAGGCGGTCAAATCAAGACGTTTGAAGGGAACAGTGGGCCAGTTCATAGCATTGCAATACTAGACGCAAAGATTGGTTACGTTATGACAGGTGACGCACCCAAACAGGCACAACAATCTGCACCGCAAGGCCAAGCTGTTATAGACGCTGACATCCCCTTCTGATGAATACCGTTTTAAAAATTGCCTTTAGCAAGCAATGGCTTTAACAATGCACCATTTTGCGCGTGTGGTGGCCGAAACGCGCTATTAATTAAACAGGGAGAGTAAATAATGAGCATTAATGACGCTACACCCCAAGATTGGGACAGACTTAAAAAAGAACACCCTGCTATTGAAATTCACGATAACAGCGACTCTGAACTAAACGAATCTTATGAAAGGCTTAAGAAAGCCTTGCAAGACAATGGCCACATAAGTAAACCCTTTATCGACAGTCAAATGCAAGAAGCGCACGATTCTATTGATAATGTCAGCGATGGCAGTACGGCAAGCTACATAAATCCAAAAGACACTAGACAGCGCGAAGAAAGAAAAGCGCCAATGGAATATATGATCTGGAAGCCTTTAGAGCAAGTAGCGTGGGCTTTGAAATCTGGAGCTGTTAAGTATGGAATAAGGAACTGGCGGCACTCGACCATCAAATCAAGCACCTATGGCGCGGCTATTCATCGCCATTGCCAACAAGAATGGCTAGAGGGCGTTGATAAGGATAAAGATACCGGCTTACACCCATTAGCTCATGTAATTGCATCCTGTTTAATCGTAATGGATGCGGAGAAGAGGGAATGCCTTGTTGATGATCGAAATTTAGTTGAGCAATCACCAAGTAAATAACTTTTTGGTATATGGCTTATAGATAAAAGTCATTACAAAAGGGCTTAACAGGCAAGTATAATGCGGCTTCACACACTAAGGAGGTCGCAAATGGTTACTTGCTACATATTTTTAGCAGTTTTTGGTTTAATGGTAATTGCTAAGGATGATTTAAGAATGTAACGGAGTTAATATGCACATTAATCCTGAAATGTTGTTGTCATATTGTGATACTGAAAAGCAAACAAGGAATGTTAAAGCCTTAATTGAGCATGGAACTATTAAAGGCGCGGCTAGGGCTTTGAATATCGACCCGTCTACCTTGCGCGAATCTTTTAAGAAACTAGAAAATAAAGCCTCATTAAATGCGGTCGCTCCACATAGGGACGTTGACCACCAAACGATGGAAGGTTTCAGTGCCAAGTTCGTTACTAGTCGCTATGATAAAGACGGCAACCTAGCAGGGCAGTATGTAAGGCAGGAAAGGGACAAAGATAGTGCGCTAGAGGAACGACTACAAGACTTCACCAACGGCCTGATTGATAGCGTAAAGAATGTTTACAAGCCTGTCACCGCACCAATTACAAGTATTCAAGATCGTTTAAATGTCTATGCCATAGGCGACCACCACTTAGGTATGTACAGTTATAAAACTGAGACTGGTCATAACTATGATGTGAACATAGCAGAAAACCTACTAGAACAGAGTTTTGAATCCCTGATTAAAAGATCGCCCAATGCTGAGTCTGGATTGTTTTTGAATATGGGTGATTTTTTGCATACCGATTCTGTTTCTGGACTCACGACCGCAGGAACGCCACAAGATACCGATGGCAGGTATGGCAGGACTATCGAACATGCGGCTAAACTCATGCATAGAATGATAACGCGATTACTTGAAAAACACGCCCATGTTTACGTGATAAACGTGCAGGGTAATCACGACAAAAACGCTTCCCTGTTTATGAATCAAATTATGACGGCTTACTTCCACAATGAGCCACGAATAACTGTTCTCTGTAACCAAAAGAAATTCATCCCGTTCGTATGGGGCAAGACTTTTATACTTACGCATCATGGCGACGGTATCAACGCACAAAAGATGTACGAAGTAGCGACTAGGGATTACCGCAAAGAATGGGGCGAATGTCCGTTTGTCTATGGTTACACTGCACACTTGCATCATAAGACGGTAGAAGAGCGTGGCGGCATGATTATGGAGCAATGGGGCGTATTATGTGCCACGGATGCTTACCATGCAGGAAAAGGCTACGGAGCAGGGCGAACAATGACATGCGTAACGCATCATAAAGAATATGGGGAGCTAGAACGGCAAACCTTCAAGGCTGAAATGGCAGGATACTAGAAGGAAAGTAACAGGCATAAAAAAGCCCCAGTGATTGGGGCAAATGGCAGGGATTTAGAATGTATACTCGTCTGCGATCTTTTCGGGTGGCTCCCAACGTACCGGAATAACCACCCTTTTGCTTTGAACTCTTTTGCGATAATACTCTCTTTGTTCTGGGCTTAGTTTGTAATGTACAACCTTTTCACCTTTGCACTTTCTACAGTTTACTGTCTCCATGTGAATGCTCATCATTTTGCGATGGGTAATAGTGCCAACGCCTAAACAGTTGGGGCATGTTTCTGTATACATTATAAATCCTCTAAACGTTTTTTTAGTTTGAAAATTCTAGGGTATAACTCGTTCGCCTCTTCTATCGCGCATGAAAGGCAACCTCTCGCGGCATACATATCAGCAAGTTCACTGGAATCATCAATATCTGATTTTATAGTCCCGTCGAAATCTAAAGTAAACTGTAAATCGTCGTTTGAGAAAATCGGGTATGTTGATCCGTCCGTTAATTTGTTGCCGCCTGAATAGATAACATCTAAGTTCCGACCGGCTTTTAAACCAAACATTAATATTTGTAATTTTTCCCTAGTGTTAATTTTCATTACAACGCCCCCAAAAAGTGAACAATAACGCAAACAGCCAGACCACACGTAAATGCCATGAATTTATCCATGTCTCGGTTTTTCCGTTGCTCTTTTTGAAATTGTTTGTGTGCTAGGTATCGAGCCGCTCGATTCTCTGCGGCTATTCTGCTGTTACTGATTCTCATTGTGTCACCTCCATGGAACTATAAAATAATATTGCTTGTAATGCCGTATCGTCTGACAAACAAACAGCTTTAGGAAACATTCCATCATCATCTAAACTGGAACTTAGAGCCAAACTATCCATAGTGTAAACACCATTGACCATATTGTCGCAAATATGAGACGCGATTGCATAACGCCCACTGACAAAATCCAACCAACCAAGTTCCGATTCTGTTAGCTTGTATTGTTCGCCATCTTCCAGTTGATAATGAAAGTTCTCAAAATCACCATCTTGTTTTTTTAGACTTTCGCTAGTATGTATCATACTGTCACCTCATTAATGTTTTTCATGTCTGTATTACCTCTCTGTTGGTTAGTGTTTCTCTGTTTGTGTGCTAACCATTCTATAGATACTTTACGTTGTGTCAATACTGAATGTTCATTAAAACTTAGATTAATATAACTAAATGGCATATAAAGGGCTAAATAAGGTATAATTGGTCAAATAATGAGCAGATTGGT